CATTAGCTGTTGGTAAAGATTCAACTGCTAGAATTGATGAAAGATCAGACAAAGGTTACGCAACTCAAGTCTACTATTCTGCTGCATTCGGTGCAACTAGAATGGAAGAAGAAAAAGTTGTAGAAATACTTGCTCACGAAGCATAGTAAATAAGATTTTAGGGGGTGGAAGCGAGAGTGGAAACCCCCTAGAGTGCATGAAGAAGATACAAGAATTAAAATCTGTATTACATTTTAAAAAAGATAATTATGTATATAGATATGTTTTGGTAGACAGATTTCAAAATGATAGTAAAAATCATTACGGATTTGATACTAAAGAAGAGAGAACAACAGAAGAAATTTTTGCTTTAGAAAAAGATAGACAGATAAGGCGAAAGTATATAATAAGGAAATAGTATGGCATCAGTAGTAGACATTTGTAATGGAGCATTAAACCAACTTGGTGCATCAACAATATTATCACTTACAGAAGATTCAAAGAACGCAAGACTTTGCAATGCAAGATACACACAAGTTAGAGATAGTTTATTTAGATCTCATCCTTGGAATTGTTTAATAAAAAGAGTTGAACTAGCAAAAGATACTGAAACACCTTCATGGGGTTTTAGTTATCAGTTTACTTTACCTGCTGATTGCTTGAGAGTTCTTACAATTTTAAATTATGATTATGATTATAAAATTGAAGGAAGAAAGATTGTAGCAAATCATGGAACAGTTAAGATACAATATGTAGCAAGAATATCAGATGCTAATCAATATGATGAGTTGTTAAGAGAAACAATATCTGCTGCATTAGCTGCTGACATTGCATACGCAGTTACATCTTCTAATCCTGTTGCTTCTAATATGTATAATTTGTTTCAAGATAAATTAAAAGAAGCTAGATTTGTAGATGCTACTGAGGGTCAGAATACTAATCCAGATAATGGTCAAGCAGATGTAATGGGAGCTTCTACTTTTATAAACTCAAGGTACTAACCTATGGCTAGAGTTGCTGTTCAATTAACGAACTTTACAGGTGGCGAACTATCACCAAGACTAGATGGTAGAAATGATTTAGCTAAATATCCTACAGGATGTAAGACATTAGAGAATATGATTATATTCCCTCATGGAAGTGCAGCAAGAAGAAGTGGTACACAATTTGTAGCAGAAGTAAAAGATAGTTCTAAAGAAACAAGATTAATTCCTTTTGAATTTAGTACAACACAAACTTATATGTTGGAGTTTGGAAATCAGTACATAAGATTTTATAAAGACAATGGTCAAATATTATCTGGTGGTTCAGCTTATGAAATTAGTTCACCATACTTAGAAGCAGAATTATTTGATATTAAGTTTGCACAATCTGCAGATGTTATGTACATTTGTCATCCCAATCATCCAGTAAAAAAATTATCTAGAACAGGTCATACATCTTGGTCATTATCAAGTGTTGAATTTACGAATGGTCCATTTATGGATCATAATATTGAAACAACAACTATGACAGCATCACATACCAATGCTGGTCATACAGGTACATTAACTTTATCATCAACTACTGGAGTTAATTCTAATCAAGGTTGGTTGGCTACAGATGTTGGTAGATTAGTTCATGTACTTGATGGTCATGTAAAAATTACAGGCTACACATCATCAACTGTAGTAGATATGGAAGTGTTATCTGATATATCAAATGGTTCAGCTACAACTGATTTTGCTTTAGGTTCTTTTTCAGATACTACTGGTCATCCTTCTTGCGTAACTTTCTTTGAACAAAGATTAGTATTTGCAGCAACATTATCTCAACCACAAACATTATTCTTTTCTAAGTCTGGTGATTATGAAAACATGGATGATAACTATCATGGAACAGTAGCAGATGATGATTCTATTATTTATACTATTGCATCGAACCAAGTAAACGCAATTAGATTTATGACAGCTACAAGAACTTTAATCATTGGTACTGCAGGGGGTGAGTTTGCAGTTAGTGGCGGTGGTACTGATATTGCAATAACACCTACAAACATATTAATTAAAAAACAATCTAACAATGGAGCTGCAAATGTAGATGCTCTAGCTGTTGGTAACGCAACTTTATTTTTACAAAGAGCAAGAAGAAAGTTAAGAGAACTAGCTTATAACTTTGATGTTGATGGTTATGTTGCTCCAGATTTAACTATCCTTGCCGAGCATATTTCTGAAGGTGGATTTAAACAACTATCATATCAACAAGAACCTAACCAAATTATTTGGGGTGTTAGAAACGATGGTCAATTAATTGGTTTAACTTATCAAAGAGAACAGCAAGTAGTTGCTTGGCATAGACATATATTTGGTGGTAGTGCAATTTGTGAAAGTGTTGCTACAGTTCCTACAGATGATTCAGAATATCAGACATGGGTTATTAATAAAAGAACAATCAATGGTGCTACAAAAAGATATGTAGAATATATTCATCAATATGATTTTGATGAAACAGATGATACTTCATTTAATTTTTTAGATTCACAGTTAGCTTATGATGGTTCACCTGTTACAACTATATCTGGTCTTGCTCATCTTGAAGGTGAAACAGTTTCAGTATTAGCTGATGGTTCAACCCATCCAGACAAAGTTGTTAGCTCTGGATCAATCACATTAGATAGATCTGCAAGTAAAGTTAAAGTAGGTTTACCTTATACATCTTTATTACAAACAATGAGAATAGATGCAGGTTCACAAAATGGTACATCACAAAGTAAAACTAAAAGAATCTATGAGATTACTGCTAGACTTTATGAAAGTATTGGTGTGGAGATTGGTCCAGATCTAGATAACATGGAACGAATACCATTTAGATCTTCAGCTAACGCAATGGATAGTGGTATCAATGTATTTACTGGAGACAAAGAAATAGAATTTAGAGGTAACTACGAGACAGATGGTTTTATATTTGTAAGACAAACTCAACCTTTACCTTTGACGATACTATCTTTATATCCTAAACTTCAAACTAACGATGGATAGAATATTAAATATAGTAAGATATACAGGAGAGCATGGAGCATACATTATGAGGCAACAGATGAATCATACATTAATGGATAAGGATATGGAGTTTGATGGTAACCCTAGTAACCTAGAGCAAGATAACTTAGCATTTACAGGTATGATTAATGGTAAACCTATCTTTGCTGCAGGCATGAAAATCATTTGGAATGGTGTTGCAGAAGGTTGGGTGTTAGCTACTAAAGATGCTTTAGATCATCCATTACTTGTAGCGAAAGCTATCAGAAAAGATTTTGCAAGAATTGCTAAAGAAAATAATATCAATAGAGTTCAAACTGCTGTAAGAGCTGACTATACAACTGGCTTAAAATTTGCTAAGTGGTTAGGTTTACAAGAAGAAGGTTTAATGAAGAAATTTGGTTTCGATGGTTCAGATCAATATATGTATGCGAGGTTATTCTAATGAGTTGGACTACTGCAATAGTTGCTGGAACATCTATAGTAGCTGGTAAACAAGCATCTGCTGCAGCAAAATATAATCAAGCAATTCAGAATAGAAATGCTCGAACAATGATGCAAAGAGCAGAAGCTATTGAGCAAAAAAAACAATTAGATCTTGCTAAATTTGATCAACAGTTTGCACAATTACAAGGTGAAACAAAAGTAAGTATTGCAAAAACAGGAGCAGAAAGAAGTGGTACTGCTTTAAGAATTTTAAGAAAAAATGTTGAACAAGCAGAACTAGAAAAAGATATGATAGAATACAATGCAGAGATTGGAAAATCTCAAGCATTTGAACAAGCTAACTTTGCTAGAATGCAAGGTCAACTTGCAAGACAACAAGGTAGAGCAGTAGCATATCAATATTATGGTCAAGCTGCTTCTGCAGTAGCTCCTTATGCTAAAAGTTTATTAACTTCTTTTGGTGAAGATCAAGGGGTACAGGTCGGAGAAATTTAATTATGCCAAAAATACCCACATTTCAATCTAGAGGAACTATAACTACTGAAGCTCCAAGTGTTACAAGTAATATTCAAGTATCACCTACAGCAACACCTGCTGCTGCATTATTAAAACCTATAAGTCAAATTGCAGAATACTATGAAAGAGAAAAATTAATTGCAGATAAAGCAGAAGCAACAAAAGAATACATTCAATTATCTAATGAATTGGATGAAATAGAAACTGAATCTGGAAAAATAATTAATCCATTAGAAGCACAAAATACATTTCAAACACAATCTAAATTTTTAGTTAAACAAAAAATAGATCAAATAAAAAATAAAAGAATTAAAAAAATGATCTCTGATAAGTTTGACATAGATATTATCACAAGATCAAATAATGTAAAAAAATCTTCAAGAGGAGAATTAGAGAAGCAAGAAGAATATAATTACGATACAGAATATCAAATGAATTTAAGTAAGTATACTCTTGCAACTGGTGATGAAAAAAATATTTATAGAAATGCAATATTATCTAATCTTGAAAGTAGATCTTTATATTTAAACGATAATGAATTAACTAAACAACAATCTTTAGATAAAGTTAATGTAGATTTATTTGATGTAGACTTTAATACTTTAATGGATAATAAACAATTTGGTTCTGCATTAGCTACAGTTAAAGATTTAAATAATACTAAGTTTTTAAGTAGCGATCAAAGAATAAAATATATTAACAAAATAGAATCTGAATCTCAAGAGTATACTAATTTAGAAAACATTAAAGATGCCATGCTAAATAAAAGAGCATGGGGTTATGATAAAAAAGATAAAGAAAAAGGTATAGAAGCATTAGCTTTAAGCGGTCAATACAATGATACTCAAATAGCAGAATTAGCTATTGGTAGTGATGTATCTTATGGATTACATAAAAATGTAATGACAGCAGGATTTAGTAATGCTGCAACTACTGGCAATCCAACAACAGTAAGAGCTGGTTATGAAACTTACAAAATGTATAAAATGCAAGGTGGATTAGCTTATTTAAAATCTGGAATGAAATTATCAGACGACCAAATGGATTACTACGATACTTTAGATTTTATGGTTGATACTATGGGTATGGATATTAGATCAGCTATGAATGATTATGGTGCTTACTATAAAAATAAAAATAATCCAGATGTTAAATCTATTGTTGCAGATACTTCTAAAGTAAAATCAACTGCAAAAGATATTGCTGATAATTTTTTTACTGATGATGCAGATAATATAGACGAGATAGAAAATTTAGTAAAAAGATATGCTACTATATTATTAAAAGTTAGACCATCTGATCAAGATGGAATACTAGATTCAGTTCAAAAAAGAATAGAATCTAATTTCAGAGTAGATGCTTTTGGAAATCTTACTGCAATAAAACCACAAAGACCAGAAACACATGATGTTGCAGTTAAAGCATACATTAAAAATTTATGGGATACTGGTAGAATAAATAAACAATTTACTGACTTTGATGATCTTATTGCTGTAGATGTTGATCCTACATCAACTACATCTATTAGTGGTATAAGAATAATTAATAAAACATTTCCTACAACTCCTGTAATATTTAAACCAGCACAGGGAGATTTTGATGAAAATGAATTTGAACTTGGTATATTTACTGACAAACAATTAAAAGAAGTTATATATCCTTTTGGTTCTGATGCTAGATGGGAAGCTTGGAAAGATAGACAGAATGCAAGAAAATTAAAACAGGAGATGTTACAAGCAGAAATCATAGCAAGTAAAACTGGTATGCTTATGCCAATCGAGGAGTAGTAGTGAGTAGTGAACCTTTCGATATAAAAGATGTTGATTTAGCTGAGGAAAAAAAAGGAACTAAGTTTGTTGTAGATGAGCTTGGTTTAAATCAATCTCTATCTAAAATACCAACTGATGTTGAATACTTTTTAAAAGAACAAAGAGGTGAAGGTAAAAGCACCTATGACTTTGGTCAAGCATTTAGAAGATCTTTAGACTTAGAAAATACTGGAGTTGTTTTATATAATAAAGCATCTGATGGTTTGTCTAAAAATTTTAAAGCAGATCCAGATTACACAATATCTAAAGAACAGTTTGATGAAATAGAAACATATCCAGAATATATTAGAGAAGCATTTATTGAAGCAAGATCAGATGAACATTTTTATGATATTAAACAACAAGTAGATAAAAGATTAGATATAGAAAGAAATCTTAATCAGTTAGGTTGGAAAGGTTTTTCTGCAAGAATGTTGGCAGCGGCAACAGATCCTGTTGCTATAACATTATCTATTGGTAGTAGTGGTTTTTTAGCACCTTTAGTTTATGGTGGAAAAATTGCTAGACTTAAAAGAGCTGTAAAGTTTGGTGCGTTAGTTGGAACAGAAAATGCAATTATAGAATCTGGTTTAGTTGCTTTAGATCCATTGAAAGACGCTAATGATATTAGATATGCAATGTATGGCGGTTTTGCTTTGGGTTTACCTTTTGGTGGTTTAGCAAGAAAAAATAAAGATATATTAAAAGCATATAACAATCTTCAAATACAAGCAAAAAAAGCAATGTCAGATATTGAATCAAATGAAATAAATGATTTTGCGTCAGGTATAAATACAAAACCAAATGAAATATTTATGCAAAAGAAAAGATTAGTAGATAAGGTTGCTAAAAATAAACATGATTTTACTGTAACAAGTGATTCAAAAGAGCTAACAATATTAGATGATACTCCAGATGCTTTTAGTGCTAAAGAAAAAGAATGGAGACAAGGTAAAAGAAAACTATTTGGTTTTATTCCTGTTCCAAGATTTAGTATGTCATCATCATTAAATGCTTCACCAGATCCTAATGTTCAAAAATTTGCAGAACTTGCTTTTCCAGATCCAGTAGTTGGATCTAAAGGTGGAGATACAATGATTGAATTTAAAGAAAATAAAATGAGACAAATACTTTATAGATTTAATAATAGTAGAGATGTTGCTTATCAATCTTTTTTAAAAAAAGAAATAGGTATTAATGATTTAAGTGATGCAGTTAAAGTTGAAAAATTTAATGAAGTTATTTCAGATATTATAGAGTTCCCAGATATAGCAAAAAGTTATAGCAATATATCTCCAGAAATGGTTACTCACGCATCATTAGGTGCTAATGCTTTAGATGATGTATTAACTGTAGTTTCTCAAAGTGGAAGAGAAGGTTGGGGAGATATTGGTAAATCAAGAATTATAGAAAAATACTTTCCACATACTCATAGTCAAAACAAATTAAGAAATGCTATTGATGAATATGGAATAGATGAAGTGGTTAGATTATATGGTGTTGGTTTAAGAAAACAATTACCAGATATGGATGAAAAAAAGTTTAACAAAATGATTAGAGGAGTTGTGGATAATATATCTTCTACAAGATATTATGGTAAAGAAGCTAGTTTTTCTAGAGGTTTTCAAGGAACTAATGAAGCTGGATTCAAAGAATTTTTAGAAGATATAGGATTAGATGAAGAGCAAATAGAAGCTATTGCAGAAAAATTTAAAACTAAAGATGGAGTTACTTTAGATCCTAATGCTAGAAGAAGATTACCTTTTGATCTTACCTCTAAGATAGAAGTTAAATCATTAAAAACTGGTAAGACAAGATCCTTATCTTTAAAAGATTTAACAGATAGAAATGCTGAAAGAGTTATAAACAAATATTCAAATCAAGTTTTAGGTCAAGCAGCAATGGCTAGATTTGGTGGTTTTGTTAATAATAAAGAATATGATAAATTTATTAATAAAATTAAAAATGATAATAAAAATAATATATCATATCAAGAAAAAGATTTTTCTAATCATTTAGATATATTAGATGTTGTTTCATCTTCTATACTTGGAAGAAGAAATCCATTAGAAGCAAATGATCCTAGTGGAGTAAAAGCTAGAAGAATAGCTAGATTGATTGGAGATTACAACTTTCTTAGATTATTTGGTCAAGTTGGTTTTGCACAGGGTGCTGAATTATTTGGTGCATTAGGTGAAGCAGGTTGGTTGACTTCATTAAAGGCTATGCCACAATTAAATGATTTACACGCAAAATTAAGATCTGGTAATTATGATATTAAAGATCCCTTATTAAAAGAATTACAAGCATATGGAGTGCCTGTTGGATTAGATAAATATATGAACTCACCTACTGCAAGACTTGAAGGTGATGATGTATTTTTAATGGATGATACTGCAACAGGATTAAATAATATGGAAATTAAATCTGGTAAATTTAAAAGAGGGTTAGCTGATTTCTCTTTTTTAAATCCAATGACAATGCTTTCTCAAGTATGGTCATCTAAAGCATTAACTATGAAGATTGTAGATAGAATAATGGATCTATCTAAAACATATAAAACAAATCAAATATATAAAAATTTAAGTGAAGGAGATCAAGTTAGATTTAGACAGTTGGGTTGGACCAATGATGAATTTAATAATATTGCTAAAAATATAAAGAAACACGCATTGATAGAAGAAGGAGAATTTAAGGGATTAAATTTAGACAACTGGGATATTGAAGCAAGATCTAGTTATGTTACTGGTATTAGCAGATGGATTGATAGAGTAGTTCAGAGAAGTGATTTAGCTTCTATGAATAAATGGTTTACTAATGATTTTGTAAAATTAATTATTCAGTTTAGAACATTTAGTTTAAGTGCATATGAGAAACAATTACTAAATGGAGTTTATACTTTAGATCAAACTAGAGGTAAAGATTTTGAAACTTACAATAGATTTATATCTTCTATGGTTGGAGCTGCAACATTTGCTTCAGCACAAGTATATATAAATTCTTTTGGAATGAGAGACAGAGATGAATATTTAAAAGAAAGATTGTCTCCATCTAATGTAGCAAAAATAGCTTTCCTTAGATCTGCTTGGTCAACCTTAATTCCTGCAGGTATAGGAACAATTAATGCTTTCTTTTCTGAAGAAGATTTTTTTGGATATGGCAGAAATACAGAGTTATCTTCAAGATTGGTAGCTGGTATTCCATCGGTAAATTTAGGAGAAAACATTATAAGATCTACTAGAATGCTAACTAAAGTAATGACAGATCCTAATTATAAACCAAGCGAGAGTGAATTAAAACAATCTATATCTATACTTGCATTACATAATGCTTTAGTGGTAAAGAATATTAACAATATGGTTGTTGATAAATTTGCAAAATAATATAAAGAGAAGCTAATATGACAATATCATCCACTACAGTAAAGAACTCCTACTCTGGAAATGGTACTCTAGATACCTTTAACTATACATTCAAAGTATTCGCAGATGCTGATCTTCAAGTTATTATTAGGGATGCTAATGCTACTGAAACAGTTAAGACTTTAACTACACATTACACAGTAACAGGTGCAGGTTCTGCTTCTGGTGGAACTATTGTATTCACAACAGGTAACATTCCAAGCAATACAGAAACTGTAGTTATAAGAAGAGCATCACCACAAACACAAGCGATTGATTATATTGCTAACGATCCATTCCCTGCAGAAAGTCATGAAGAAGGATTAGATAGATCTATGATGGCAATTCAACAGTTGCAAGAAGAAGTAGATAGATCAATTAAATTATCAAGAACAAACACAATGAACTCTACAGAGTTTACTATTGGTGATACTGAAAGAGCAGGAAAAGTATTTGGTTTTGATTCTAATGGTGAATTGGTTGTCACTCAAGAACTAGGAACTTTTAAAGGTAACTGGTCTGCATCAACAACTTACGCAGTTAGAGATATAGTTAAAGACACCTCAACAAATAATATTTTTTTATGTAAAACAGCTCACACATCTTCTGGATCTCAACCACTAACTACAAACACAGATAGTGCTAAATGGGATCTTTTGGTAGACGCAGCTAGTGCTACAACAAGTGCTACCAATGCTGCTGCTAGTGCTACGGCTGCTGCAAATTCTGCTAGTGCTGCATCAACTTCTGAAACTAATGCTGCAACCTCTGCTACAACTGCAACTACAAAAGCAGGTGAAGCATCTACTTCAGCAACCAATGCCGAAACTGCAAAGACGGCAGCTGAAACGGCTCAAGCTGCTGCAGAAGCAGCCTTGGATAATTTCGATGATAGATTTTTAGGTGCTAAAGCTAGTGATCCTACAGTTGATAATGATGGAGACGCATTAACAGACGGAGCATTATACTTTAATACTACAGATGATGTAATGAAAGTCTATGATTTGACTAACACTCAATGGAGACAAATACAACTTTCAACTTCAGATCAAGCAAATGTTAATACTGTAGCTGCAGATCTATCTGGATCAGATACAATAGGAACTGTCGCAGGATCTATAACTAATGTCAACACAACTGCAACTAACATAGCAAATATAAACACAACTGCAGGAATAGATACTGAAATTTCCAATGTATCTTCAAACAGTTCTGCAATAGTCGCTGTAAATGCTAACGAAACTAACATTAACGCAGTTAATGCAAACAGTACGAATATAAATTTAGTAGCAACTAACAATACAAATGTTACGAATGTAGGTTCAAACATATCTTCAATTACAACTGCAGCAAACAATCTTTCAGATATAAATGCTTTTGCAAATATTTATCTTGGACCAAGCAGTTCAGCTCCAACTGCAGATCCAGATGGTTCGGCATTAGATGTTGGAGATTTATATTTTGATACTGTTGCTGGACAACTAAAAGTTTACTCATCAACTGGTTGGATAAATGCTGGGAGTTCCATTA